ATGTGGCCGGTGAACCGTGCCTAAACGAGCCGTTAGCCATCAAGCCAGGGGCAAGACGCGGCGAGCGCGAGTAAGGCGTGGCACGGACAAAAAAAGCCCCGCGAGTGCGGGGCTTGGTGTTGAGGGTGACCGCCTTTAGACGCGCGGCGAACGGTCGCCCGTGCCATCCTCGGTCTGGACGCCAACGATGTAGGGCCTGAACTTCATGACTGGCATACCAAGCCACTCATTCAACTCGGCCAACCTGGCCTGGAGCGGTTCAATCTCATTGCGTGCGAACACCTGAGCGGCGGGCATCACAGCCCCAAAGCCGCCCGTGTTGCCAGGCACGATGCCCATGAGCTGCGGTGGCACGCGGTGCGCTGCAAGCACGTCATCGCGGGTGACCGCCTTGATATTCAGAAACTCGTCTTTCGCCGCCACCTCGCTGAGCGGAATGATCTGCACGCCTTCCTTCTTTCCGTTGGGAGAGTGGAGAAATAGATTGCGGAAGTTGCCCCGCCCCTTCGAGTTCTTCAAAGCCGCGCGGATGGAATCGACGTCTTCCTGGCTTGCGCCGTCATCGGTGAAGTACATGATGAAGCCGGCGTGACTGCCGTTGTTGTAGTAGCGCCGCCGGAACAACGTGGCACTCTCATTCAACCATGCGCTCTGAAGGGTGCTGAAGTATTCCGGCAGCCCGTAAACCTCCTGATTGATGTCGGCTTCTCGCAAATGCCAAACACTGCCGGGTTCGAATGGATGTTCGATGCGCGAGTGCGGCACAAAGAAGTGCGTGCCGGGTTCCACGCCCACTCGCGTGAATTTGGCCAGCGAATGGCGTAAGCCGACCACCCTTCCCGTGCGGCTGAGACGCCGCTCAATGAAGGCGTTGCCGAAGGTCAGGAAATTGAGCGCAAGCTCCTTGACCGTGGCGGTGGGCAATAACGGATGCGGAATGTAGGTACTGGCCAGCACGTTCGCCTTGAAGTAAATGGCGCTGCTGTGGTGCGTGCTGGCGCGGAACGATTTGGCCAGGCCTTCAAAACTAACGGGCGGCTCGTACCAGCGTCCGTTGTCCAAGCACTCCAAGTAATCCAGAATGTCGCGCCGATCCATGACGGGTACAGCGTCGTCAAAAGTGAAGGTGTCAGCGGTCACGCGCGACGCGGCGCCGGCGCTGCGCGCCATCGGGGCGCCGTGATGATCGACGAGGGTACTCATGAATTGATCTCCAATATTGTCCGGCCTGCGCTGTCGCCCGCCAGGGATTCATAATCGAGCGAATGCATGCTGGCCCACGCAAGATCCGCGTGGCTGGTTTCTTTTGCGCGGCCGGCGGTATAGGTAACGGCGTTGCCGCTCGCGGTGATGGTCTTGCGGATCGCCATGAATGCAGCCGCGATATCGTTCATGCCGGCATCAAACAGAAAGCGGCCGGCGCGTATCAGCTCCTGCGCTTTCAGCACAAGGCGCGTTTTCACCTCGGGGCTGTAGATAATCTTTCGCACGCGGGGGAAGAACTTTTTCACGAGCTGATATACGCCATGCCCCAGGCCGGTAGCGTCAATCGCTATGTCCACGACGTTGTATTGCTGCATGAGCTTCTTAATGCGGTCGGCCTGGTCCTCGAACTCTTCGCCGCGTAGTTGGTAACGCTCAAGGACGCGGAAGGGGCCGCCTGGCTTCGTGGGCAAGGCCATCACGACGAGGCCGGCCGAGTCGCCGGATAACGAAGGGTCGTAGCCGATGGAAACCGGATGCAAGCCGTAACGTCGTAGGCCGAACCAATTCACGTCCGTCCAATCAACCATGGCGTCAACCATGCAGGACTGCATGACCTTTAGCGGGAACACGCTGGCCGTGTCGTCAATGAACTCGCACATAAGAAGGTTGGCGAATTCGTCGGGGCTGTACTCAAGTCGCAGCTCGTCAATGTCGAAGAGATTGCATCCGCCCGCCTCGGCATCAAGGATGGTGACAATCTGCCGCCACTTCCGATCCGACGCGAGCATGCCATCTTTCAAGGCCGCCTGGCTGACATCGATGCTGGCGCGCTCCGCTTTCGGCCTGCGCTGGTTGAATTGGTCCCCGTTCCACACCCGGAAAGCTTCATGCGACATCGAGGATGGCGTACTGAAGTACGTCTTGCGGTACTGCTTATGAAGCGCCATCGCGCT